TTGACACGCCCTTCATAGTCTTGAGCCCCGTCGAGACCGGGACAAACTACGACATCGGCGTGCGCGCAATCGGCCCGGGCGACAGCGCGACCAGCGCCTTCGTCGAGATCGCGAACAGCGAAGTCCTAGGCGCGACAGAAAAGCCCTTGGCGGTCGACACCTTCTCGCTCAACACGATTGGCGATCACACCTACGTCGAGTGGACCAACCTGTCGATCGCGGCGGACGTGATTGGCTACGAGATCCGCTATTCCGCAGACCAGAACAACACCTCTTGGCCGACGATGACCGTCTTGTCGGATGCGATCCCCAGAGAAGCGCGCTCTTTCACGGTCCCCAGCCGATCCGGGTCTTACGCGATCAAGCCGATTGACGTCTTGGGCAACCGCTCGGTGCTCGCGCTTTACGTCAACGCATCGCTCGAAGATCCGGCGGCGCTCAACGTTGTCTTGACCTTGCAGCAAGAGCCGACATGGACCGGCACAAAGACAGACATCGACCAAGTCGGTGCGCTGATCCAGCTAGGGAGCACCAACTACATGGCGCTCTGGACGACGCTTGCCAGCGTCCCCATAATCGGGATCACCGACACCCTCGGTTATGCGACCGAGGGCTATTACGAGTTCGGGGAGACAGATCTTAGTCAGGTCTACACTTCGCGCGTCACCGTCGACGCCGTTGTCAGTACCTCCGGCGGCCTCTCGCTTATCTCCGCGTGGATCGCGCTCTCCGGCGTCGGCACTATGGCGGGAGATGACACCGGCGACGAGACCTCGGTCGAGATGCAGGTAAACTACTCCATCGTCGACAGCGCGACGCCGGTCTATCAGGGCTATCGGCGCTTTGTCGTCGGAGACTACACGGCGCGCCACCTCAAGTTCCGCGCCGTTTTGACGTCGCGTTTCTCGTCGATCACGCCGACCATGAGCGCGCTGTCTGTCTCGATAGATATGCCGGATAGGGTCGATCAGGGGAACGATCTGGTCTCCGGCGCGGCATCTTACGCCGTCGCATTCTCGCCGCAGTTCCGCGAAATTCGCTCGATTACGATTGCCGCGCAGAACATGCAGACCGGCGACTACTATGAAATTTCGGGCAAGACGCGCACGGGGTTCAATGTTATATTCCGCAACAGCGCCGGAACGGCGGTAAGCCGGACCTTCGATTATCAGGCAATCGGGTTCGGCAGAGAGAGGGGCACTTAAATGTCGCAGTTTGATTTCGGGACGATCAACCCAAACACCAAGAGCGGGACGGCGCTGGCGTCGGACCTCAACTCATTCCGCACCGCGCTGCACACGTCGCACAGCGGATCAACCGCGCCGTCCTACATCACCACGGGGATGCTATGGGTCGACAGCACCTCGGCCAACCTAAAGATCAAGATGTATGACGGCGCGCAATCCATCGACGTCGCAATCATCGACGCGACGAACAACGTCGCCCGGGTCGCCGTTGACAGCGCCGCGACGAGCTACATCACCTCGACGGTAGCAGCGCAGATCAAGTTCGTCATCGCGAGCGCGGACGTCGCGACCATGCGCGCGACCGGCTTGCAGTTCAACATCGCGTCGCCTTACATCGGGGACAGCAGCAACAACGAGCTCTTGAGCTTTACGACGACCGCGAGCGCGGTCAACAATCTCAGCATTAAAAACGCGGCAACCGCGACGAACCCCACGATCTCTGCGGTTGGAGGCGACACGAACGTCGGCATCACGCTGGCCCCAAAGGGGACAGGCGGAGTAACACTTACTGACAATAGTACAGTCACCACTGTTCGCATAAGCAATACCAGCACCGCTGCTTCAGTATCAAAATCAACTACTTTACAGTTTTTGGGATCGGACACGTTAGGGGCAAGTAAAGAAGCGGGTTCCATCGTGGTCGTTCCCACGGATAGCGCCTATGCGGCAGCGGGCATGTTATTTTTTACACGGCTTGCCAACGTTATTGCGGAAAAAATGCGTCTTAGCGATGCGGGTGCGTTAGTCCTCGTTGGCTCTACGGCGCAGAAAGCCACCGGCACAACTTGGTCAAACCCGTCTGACGAGCGCCTAAAATCAAACATCACGGACTACCCCAAGGGCGTCGACGAGCTGATGCAAGTGCGGGTGCGCGAGTGGGAGTACAACGGGAAGGGCGGCACGACTGAAGGGATGAAGGGTCTCGGCGTTGTCGCGGATGAAGTGATGACCGTCCTGCCGGATACGGTGGAAAACTACGATGCCCATCTAAATGCGGGCGACGCAGACACCACGGCCATCAAGAAGTTTGACGCCACCGAGATCACGTGGTTGCTGGTTAAAGCGGTGCAGGAACAGCAGACCATGATCACAGCCCTTGAGGCGCGCATCGCTGTCTTGGAGGCTAGAGCATAGGTATGCAGGAAGAAATGGACGTTATGGAACTGGCAAAACTCCTCCTGCAATTTGCAGTCGTTCCCATCATTGCTTTTATGTGGGCGCACTACAAAATAACTCAAGTGCACGAAAAGCAGATCGCGGTCATAAAAACCGAGCACGCTTTGGTCAAAGAAAACCATGACCGAGAGTTCAAAGAAGTGAAGGAAGCTCTGAAATCCGTGATGCTGAAACTGGACGAAATCCAGAAGGAGTTGATAAAAAGATGATGGTGAACCAGCGCACGATTGAGCTGATCAAAGAGTTCGAAGGATGTGAGCTCACCGCCTACCAAGACATTGTGGGGATCTGGACAATCGGTTACGGGACGACGGCGGCGGCGGGGCTGGGGATCGAGCCGCGCGCCGGCATGAAGATCACGCAGGCGCAGGCGGAAGAGCTCCTCGAGCGCGCCGTCGATGATTTCGGCGCGCAGGTCGCGAAACTGATCACGGTTCCGGTGACAAAAAACGAGTTTGGCGCGCTCGTCTCGCTCTCTTACAACATCGGGGTCGGCGCGTTCTCGAAGTCGACAGTCCTGCGCGAGCTCAACAGCGGGAACAAAGCAGCCGCCGGAAGCGCGCTCCACATGTGGAACAAGGCGGGCGGGAACGTCGTCAACGGGCTCGTGCGGCGGCGCGAGCTTGAGCATAGGCTCTTTAACACTCCAGATCCCATGCCCGTAGCACGCGCGCAGGAGACCGGCCCGTCACCGGCGCAGGGATCCATCCTCGCGCTGATCATCCGCGCCCTAGCGGCGCTCTTTGGGGGTAGAAAATGATTTACGGACCGCTCGCGCGCATCGTCATCCGCTACGGCGTCGGGATCGTCTTAGGAGCGAACGCCGCAAACATTGCCGTTGGAAACCCTGATCTCGTCACCGTCGTCGCCGGGGCACTCGGCGCGGCAAACGAGGCCGTTTATATTATCGCAAAACGCAAGGGCTGGACGCTCTGAGATCCCGTCGCACGCGGGCTGGGCGAGATCGTCGGGCCGAAGACGCGCGAAGCAGATCGCCCGACGAAGAAGGCCCCCGGAAGATCTCCGGGGGCCAGACGCGCTGGGTTAAGGACTAGGCCGTAGCGCAGTCAGGTCCGGACCATTACAAAACCGTTCGAAGCTCTCTTGACGTTTTGTTGCGCGTCATCTCGATCTTATTTAGGAGCGGGCTGATCCGCAAGCAGGACCTCGGCCAAGGCGCGGATCTGATCCGCCTTATTCTCCGGCACGCGCACCTCGACCCGCACAAGGCCGCGATCCCCGAGCTGGGCGCGCTCGACGCGTTTTCGCTCTCGGTCTCGCGCGCGGCGCTCGTCTACTTTATGGTCGGTCATGTCATACTCCTCAAATGTTCGATGTACTGCGCGCGGATCATGTCCGCGTGCTTTGGCAAGAGCGTGATCAGGTCGTCGAATACCATGTCAGCCGACGCGCGGATCGTCTTGATGTCGATCTGATCGCGGCGCGCGTCTTTCAGCTCTTCCTTGAGCTCGGTCTCGCGCTGCTCTGCCGCTTCGAGCATCGCCTCGAGCTTGCAGCAAAACGCTGTCAGGTCCTCAGCTTCGAGGCTCCCGCGATCTCTGACGTCTTGCAGGATGTTGCCGCGCTCGGAGATCGAGCCGTCCAGCGCGTAGAGCTGATAAGAGAGGGGGAGTTTCATGTCGCGCCCCTCACAAGATCGACAGAGCAAAGAGCAGCATCAGCGCGATGTACGCGAGGCTGCACGCAATGATTGCAGTGAGCGCGAGCTTGATCAGGTCGTGCTCGCGGTGCAACTCGATGATACGGTTTAGCATGGCAGGTCTCCTTTATTGAGCGGGGGTGAAGGTCAAGGAATGAACGAGAGCGCGCAGGTCTTGCGCGCTGCGGTCGTTATTGTCGTGGCGGGGCATGAGCACGGCGATGCAGTCCTCGCGCGCGCCGAAGGTCACCAGCGCGGGGTTCCCCCCATCGGAACGCACCGAGGGAAAGGACCCCTTGCCGTCAAGCACGACTGCGATCTTGACCATGTCGGCCAGATAAGCGGGATCAAAGACGGCGTGCTTCGGATTGTCCGGAAGATCCTTTGGGATGACGCGCGGCCAGCTATCGGGGAACACGCCGTCGATAGGGGTGAAAACAACGTCACCAGCGCGCCACAAGTTCCCCTCGCGGGACACGATCAGCACCTTGGGCTTGTACCCCTTCAGCGCGCGCGTCAGCGCGTCTCTGGGGATCAAGAACCGATCGATGGGGGTCACGACATCGAGGCGCGCGCAGAACAGCCGGTGGCCGTCGGTGCTGACGACGCGCAGGTCGCGCACGTTCGGCTCGATGCTTACGCCTTGCAGGTAATAGCGGGTCTCCTCGGCGCTCGTGCAGATCAGCGCAGCGCGCAGGATGTCGGCGTTTAGCTCAATGGAAAAGTCAGTCATGGCAGGTCCTTTCAACGGGGTTTCTTAGCGCACTCCGGCCCAATGCCGGAGAGGATGCTTTCGGGGGTAGTGAGTTTGCGGCCGCAGGCGCAGCAGCGACCTTCGTGGAAGATTTCGAGATGCTCGGGGATCCGCGCCTTTTCCGCGAGCTGCGACACGGTCCAAGCGAGGGCCCTGAAGCTCGGCGCGTCCGGCTGACCTTTCGTGCCAGCGACGAGCACGTCGCGCAAGGAGGCGGGCACGAAGCCGATATAGTCGAAGTCGCGCTCGTTATCGGGTCCGGACAGGACCGACGCAAAGAACGGCTTACCAATCCCCGGCTGGCGGATCTTGTAGGTGTAGCGCGTGCCGGTCTTGGCGCTGCGGATCGTGAATGTGGCGTTTCCGCCAAACATGAAGCGGAGCGCGTCGTTCGCGCTCGAGAGCTCGCCGGGGACGGGCTCGGGGATATGTCCAGTTTCTGGGTGGGCAAGCATGGCAGGTCCTTTCGGTTGAAGGTTTAGATGCGGCTGATTACTGCTCCGTCATCAAGATCAAGAACTTCGACGAAGCAGCGGCCCGAACCTTTGGGATCAACGCAAACGCGGGTCTCGCCGTCTTCAAACCCCATCAGCGCAATAACAGCAACAGCGGCGTCAACTGAGTTAAAAGTTTTGTGGGGCTGGTTGGTCAAGCGCATCATTTCTGGTTCCGTTGTTGCTTCGTTTCGTATGTCATATATAGGACCGATCCGCAGACAATGCAAGGACCGATCCGCAAATAGTTTAGCCGAGGTCTGCCCAGTTCGGGCCGACCCCGCCTTCGATCAAGTTATCGGTCGGCGCGCCGGGGAAGAAGTCGACGTAGGCGGCGGTCATGTCCTCGGACATCGCGCGCTTCACGATCTCGGCTTGCGTCTCGAGCGCCTCGTCGATCAGGGCGTCGTGGATCGTGGCAAGGAGCAAGGTGCGCGCAGGATCGAGCTCTCCGGATCCGCGCAGGCGATCGAGCGTCGTTTTGTGCCGAGTGATCGCGCGCGCCATGACCGAGAGCGCGGCGCGCTGCACGGGATAGTTCGCGCACTTGGGCAGATCCGCGTTCCGCTTGCCCAGATAGATCGTCCCCCCGTCACACATCGTCAAATAGCCGGTCGCTTGCGCCTGCTCTTGCATCTCGAAGCGATAGGCGAAGGCGCGCTTGTAGCGGTTCGCCCAAAAGTCGATGTAGGTCTGCGCCTTCTCGATCGGCGTCCGCATCGTGATCGAGAGCCCAGCGGCGGCGGATCCATAGATGATGCCGAAGGAGACCCCCTTCGCCGCGCTGCGCGCCGCTTTCCCCTCTGGGGTCTTCTTGTCGATCTTGTGCCCAGCGATCACCGCAGCGACCTCGGAGTGCACGTCACCGAAGACGACGTCCTCGAGGAGCTGGTCGTCACCGGACAGGAGCGCGAGGACGCGCATCTCGATCGCCGAATAGTCGTAGGAGACGAGCAGAGACCCGGCGGGCGCGACGAAGCTCTTGCGGACGCGCGTCTGATCCTCGTCGTCAGCGAAGAGTTTCTTATCGCGCGGCACTTGTTGCAGGTTCGGGCTTGAGGACGAGAAGCGACAGGTGCGCGCCGCGCCGACGTTGAAGCGCGCGCGGACCCGTCCGTCCGGCGAGCGCGTTGCCACGTCGATCATCGTCTCGCCGAAGCTCGAGATATACTTCTGGATCCGGCGATAGCGCGACAGCGCATCAAGCGCCGCCTCCACCGGCGTCCCCGGAAAGAGCCCTGCCATCTTTGCCAGCGCCTCGCCCGAGATTTCGAGCTGCGCGGTCTTCTCGGTCTTGGGCCAGACCGACAGCACGCGGTCGGGGAAGATGCGCGCGAAGAAGTCGGAAAACTGGGGGTTCGAGTTCAGGTTTGCGACCTCGGTCTCGGGGATCAGCGCGCGGACCTGCGTCGCGAGATCGTCGCGCAGCGCCTCCCAGCGGTGGACGAGTTCTTTGTGCGCGCGCCGATCCAACAGTACTCCCGCCTCCTCCATCTCGATCACGCCGAGCGTCATGTCATCGAGGAGTTGAGCGGCGCGGTCGTGGGCGGTGGTCGTCTTTTCTTTCCAGTATTGCCACAGCTCGAAGGTGACGTCGGCGTCGCGGATCGCGTATTCGAGCTGCGACGCGGAGAGCTCCGGCGCGGCCCAGTTCGAGACCTGCTCGTCCTTTGCAAGCACCTGATCGAGATCCCATCGAACCATGTCGGCCAGCGAGAAGCGCCCTCCCCCCATGCGAGCGCGCCGCAGGTGGCCGACGTCGAGTATCTCGGGCGTCGCGCCGGCGGCGAGGAACCATCGCATCTCGAAGCCTGAATTGAAGACGACCCACGGGCCGGGGGCGACGAAGAGAGCCGCGCAGGCGGCGAAGCCGCCGGGGATCTGATCGAAGTCTATCACGCAGCGCACCTCGGCGTTGCGGAGCTGCGCGAGCCGCACGCGCCCGTCTACGGGCCGCAGGGACGTCGTCTCGAAGTCGAGCGCGGTTGCGGTCCAGCACTTTTGCAGGACGCGCCACAGCGCGGCGTGGGTCGTTATGAGTTCATATTCCATGCGGCAGGTCCAATGGGATGGAAGGGGGAAGGAAGGGCGCGGAAGGGGAAAGGAAGGGGACGCGCAGAGCGCGCCCCCAGAGAGTTTAGCGGCGCGCCTTCGGCTTGGTGTACGCCGGAGCCGGAGGAGCGTCACCATAGACCAGTTCGTCGATTGAGATCGAGCCC